TATAGTACGACCACTGATTCAGATGAATAAATAGTATAAATAATAAGAGAGAAGTATTATGGCAATCAACAAGATAGTAAAAAATTCAATTACAGGAGACGCAATTGACGCTACTAAAATAGCTGATGATGCGATAAGTGAAGAACATTTAGATAACTCGGTAATTATTGGTAATGCAGAGTTAGCAGAGGCAGCGGCTTCAGGTGATATTCTTTTAGTTTATGATACAAGTGCAGGTGCTCTTAAAAAAATTCTAGCTAGTAATGTGGGGACTCAAGCGATAACTATATCATCTGTTTCACCAACAAATGTTTTAAGTGGTGATAACACAGGTAATCACACGTTTGTTATTACAGGAACAAATTTTACAAGTGCTAGTGCTGTCTTAGTTAATAGCTCTGGAACAGAGGTTGACTTTGATAGTGTCACAGTAAATAGTGCAACACAAATCACAGGTGTAATTGCTAAATCTAGTTTACCTAATTCAGGCGAGCCTTATGATGTAAGAGTTTTTGGTAGTAATGGTATTACTGCTAATTTAAGAAATCAAATTAATGTAGATGCTTCTCCAACATTCATAACAGCAGCTGGTAGTTTGGGTTCTACACTAGTTGGTCAAGCAGCCTCTTATACTGTTAACGCACAAGACCCAGATTCACACGCTACGCCAGTAAGATTTGAATTACAATCAGGTTCTTTACCACCATCACACACTATTACAAATTCTAGTGAGGCAGGTGGTACAGCTATTATTGCTGGTACAGATAACTCAACATCATCTAGTACAACATTTAACTTTGTATTGAGAGCATTTGACGCTGCTTCTAATACGACCTCTAGGTCTTTTTCAATAACTTCCAGAGTTATATCAACTACATCATTTACATCATCAGGTACTTTTGCAGTACCAAGTGGTGTTTCTCAAGCTGATATATTAGTTGTAGGTGGTGGTGCAGGTGCTGGTTCTCAACACGGTGGTGGTGGAGGAGCTGGTGGATTAGTTTTCATACCTAACTATCCATTGACACCAGGTGGAACAGTTTCAGTCACAGTGGGTGACGGTGGTACTGGAGGGCCTTCTGCAGATACAGGTTCAGGTACAGGTTCACCAGGAGGAAATGGACAAGACTCAGCATTTGGAACAATAACTGCTAAAGGTGGTGGTTATGGTAGAGGATATGAAGGTGGTACTGGTGGTAATGGAAATGCAGGTGGTTCTGGAGGTGGTGCGCAAGGTGGTGGTCAATCTTTCCAAGGTGGAGCTGCTACTCAACCAACTCAACCAGGACAATCAGGCGCTTACGGATTTGGAAATGCTGGTGGTGGTGCTTCTACGCAAGGTGGAGGCGGCGGCGGTGGTGGCGCTGGTGCTGGTGGACAACCAACTGGTGGTGGTAATGGTGGTGATGGTGGCGCAGGTAAAGCTTATACTATAGCAGATGGAACAACTTCTGTTTACTACGCTGGTGGTGGAGGTGGTGGAAATCACCAAGCTCCTGCTACTGGTTGTGGCGGACAAGGTGGTGGTGGAACTGGTGGTTGGTACCCTGGTTCAGGCCCTGGTTGTAGAACTGGACAAGCTGGTCAAGCCAATAAAGGTGGTGGCGGCGGAGGCTCTGGAGGAGGTGGAGTTGGCGGTGGCGCTGGTGGTAAAGGTATAGTGCTTGTAAGATACTAAATAGTTTTACAAAAAATTATTATGAAATTATTGAAAAATGACAGTGAGACTGTTCACTATGCAGAAAATCTAATTGACATAGATGAGTGTAAGTATTGGATTTCTCTATCTAAAAAAATACCTAAACATATTCGTTCACAATATAATTACCCTAGTAATGAACTTTGGGATTATAGAACTGTAAACATAACACAATCACATATCGTTGGTAGAGTACAAAAGTTTCTAAATGAGAAATTTAATTTTAATTTAATGATAGATGAGGCTCAAATACAAAATTGGATAGATGGTAGCTTTAGTCCACTACATACTCACTTAGACTGCCCTATGAGAGGTAAAAATAAATTTAACAGCATACTTTATTTAAATGATGACTTTGATGGTGGTGATTTTTATACAAAAGGAAATATTAGTATAAAACCAAAACCTGGTCTATTAACTATGTTTGATGGTAATAATATTGAACATGGTGTCAAACAAATTTCAAATGGTGATAGATACTCAATAATATTTTGGTGGAACTTATGACCTTAGATAAAATTTTTATATTTGATGACATTATAGATAAACAGTCTCAAAAAAATATACAAGATATTATATTCAATAAAATAAAATGGAAGTTTATATCAGATGTCACTAAGCCAGATAATAAACAACAGAGACCTGGTTTCATTTATAATTTCATAACTGATAAACAAAATGTTTATGAGTGGCATACAGAAATGACGACTATTGTAAATGCCGCTTGTGATAAGATAAATTTTAAAAGAGAAGATTGTTTACAAGGTCGTTCTTTTTTACAACTACCTTTAAATTTAAAAGATAGAAGTATAGATGCGCCTCACGTTGATGCTGACATAGATCATATGGTCATATTATATTATGTAAATGATAGTGATGGTGACACGGTAATATATGAAAACTTATTTGAGGGTTATGATAATGTTCCACATTTTGATGATTTAAAAGTAAAACAAAGGGTGACACCTAAAGCTGGTAGAGTGGTAATATTTAATGGTAAACACTGGCATACAAGCTGTCAACCAGAACATAACGTAAGGTCTGTGGTTAACTATAATGTGGTTTAATAAATAGTATTATGAGTAAATTAGAAGAAAAGGTAAATGAAATATTAGGTATAGATAAGAAAGAGCCTAGTAAGGAAATTGTAAAACAAGAATTTAAACCAGCAGTACCTCGTAAAGAAGATGATAAGAAAGCTGATGTTGATAATGATTACAAGTATAGTAGAGAAAACTATTACAACTTGATTGAAAGAGGACAAGAAGCTATTGAAGGTATACTAGATATTGCGAGAGAAGGTCAACACCCTAGAGCATATGAAGTCGCTGGTCAATTGATTGGACAAGTAGGTCAAACTGTAGATAAATTACAAGACTTACAAAAGAAACTAAAAGATTTAAAAGAATTACCTAAAACAGCAAATGCCAATATTAAAAACGCATTGTTCGTAGGATCAACAGCAGAATTACAAAAAATGTTAAATAAGAAATCTGTTGAAACAAATGTAGAGCGTAAAAAAGAAAATGAAAACTTTGAAGGCAAGAACATCACACCCGAGAAAACAGATACTAAAGATTAGTGATCTGACTTACAATCAACATTATCACAAATATAATGTTCCACTAAATCAAGGTGTAGATAAGATAACAAATATTATGGAACAACCAATCGAAGTATTTAAACATAAGGTTAGTAAAACTCCGAGAATGGGTGTAGGTGGTAAACCTTATAGTGAAAAATTATATAGTGTTCACACAGGTGGACAAAGAGTGACACGAGCTGTTCAGTTAGGTTATACTCACATAGAGGCAATAGTAAATGAGTGATAGTGCATATTTAGGAAACCCTAATCTAAAGAAAGTAAACACACCAGTTGAGTTTACCGAGACAGAGATTTTAGAATATCAAAAGTGTGCGAGTGATCCGTTATATTTTATGGAAAACTATGTTCGTATCGTATCGCTTGATGAAGGTCTTGTTCCTTTTAAGATGTATCCTTTTCAAAAAAAGATAGTCGAAACAATACATGAGAATAGATTTACCATTTGTAAACTACCTAGACAGTCTGGTAAATCAACGACAACAATCTCGTATCTTTTACACTATGCTTTGTTTAACCCGAACTCTAACATAGCGATACTTGCTAACAAATCATCTACTGCGAGAGATATACTAGGTAGATTACAGCTCGCATATGAAAACTTACCCAAGTGGCTACAACAAGGTATCATCAATTGGAACAAAGGTAATATTGAGTTAGAAAACAAATCAACCATAGTCGCAGCGGCAACCTCATCATCAGCCATTCGAGGTGGTTCTTATAATATAATATTTTTAGATGAGTTTGCTTTCGTACCAGCGAATATATCTGATATGTTTTTCAGCTCAGTTTATCCTACAATTTCTTCTGGTACAAAGACAAAATTAATTATTGTATCTACACCACATGGTATGAATCAGTTTTATAAGATATGGACAGATGCGACCAATAAGAAAAATGATTACATACCAGTTGAGGTACATTGGTCAGAGGTACC